GATGGTAGTGGCACTGGGAAACTTGGGTTTTCCCTCAATAACTTCCCCAAACTGGTTCACGGCTTTAGTTGCCGTGTAATTGACACTTACTTGGTACTGATCGGCTACAAAGTGAGCTTTGGGGCTATGGGTTTCACCCCATTGAGAATTGCCTCCCCGCATCCCATCAGGGGATTCTTTGCGACGGGTGGGAGTCGCTGTTTTTCGGTAGTCACCGTGCAATTTTTCGCAGGAAACGGTTTCCTGCTTTTGTTCGTGGGTGACAACCCATTCCAGTTTTGTCACCTTAACGGTGTTCGGTAACGGGGTGACGCTACCAATGGAATAACCATTGTCTTTCCAGACTTCCCCTCTACCATCAACGCAATACCCCTTGACAGGGAGTTTTAGGGTATCACGCCCCAAAGCCGCATTCCATTTCCACTCAGGGGTTTTTGGAGCTTTGGCGGTTTTGGCGGTTTTGGCGGTTTTGGTTGCGACTGTCATGGCGTTATGTCCTCTGTGCGTTGTGTACATAAATTCTATAATATACGCATACTTTAGAAATTGTCAACCTTTTTTTAAAAAAATTTTATAAAAGGCTTGTAAGTCTTGTGGGGCAATGGCTCCACGGGATAGGCGTTCAACGAACTCACTCCTGGACACTCCCAAGAGCGCAGCTAATTTATCAAGCCGTTGCCACGCCGTGTCGGTCAAACTCAGATTATGAGGCTTTTTCTTTTCCCCATAGTCGGGGACTCTGTTTATATAGTCGCGCATTGTGCCATCTCCTGCTGTATTTATATATTTCTATACTATACGCATTGGCAAATTAAATCCATTATCAGGAGCAATTGGCAACAGGTAAATCAAAAAAATATTTTGATTCTGTATTAAAGAGATATAAAAATCAAAATATTTTTTGATATAATCTATGTGTTGATATTCTTATAACAACGGAAATGGAACCAACACAGCTAACAATGGAGCAAGAATTTAAACTTGCGATAATTAAACGTAATGTGGATATATTGACACTGGAGGAAGCTAGAGAATATATAATTCAATTAGTACGGCAAGATATGATTAAAGATGATTTGATTAAAAATTGGATGAGGATGAAATGAGTAAATTGATTGCTTTTGAAGGCATTGACCGCAGTGGCAAAACAACCCAAATCAGAAAACTTTGCGACCATTTCACGGCGTTAAAGTTAAAGTTTTACATCACAAGAGAACCCTGTGATTATGACGTTCGGTTTGAATTAAAGAATGGGCTTTTGACACCGGAGCAGCAGCTTAAATTAATCCTGAAGGATAGGATTAAACACAATCCCACGATTAAATACTTGTTAGAAGATTCTGATTTGGTATTGTGCGATCGATACACGGATTCAACGCTTGCTTATCAGGGATATGGGCACGGACTTAATTTAGATAATTTAAGGAAGCTAAATCACGAGGCAACGGGGGGAATTGATCCCGATATGGTGATTTTGTTCGATTGTCCTGTTGAGGTGGCGGTGCGCCGCGATCTCGACAAACCTCTGGACAAGATTGAAAGAGATTTGCTTTTTTTAGATCGGGTTCGGTTTGGATATCTTGAATTGGCGAGGGAGAATAACTGGATTGTGATTAACGCAACGCAAACAACTACCCGAATAACTCAGGAAATATCTGGCATTCTGATGGGGATTATTCCTGTCCCTGTGATTAGATAAACAGCAAAAAACCAGGGGTTTATATTCCCTGGTTAGTTTTAAGTTGAATTAGAGGTCTTTTAATTCCATTCCTCTAACTCTAATTCTTCCCCTACAAAATCAGGGAATTGGGTATAAAACCTTGTCAAAGCCTCTAGTTCATTTAGGGCTTCGAGGTAATACCCTTGTCTGTTTGCCTTGTTGGGCGCAGTTTTGACCCGTGTAATGCGATAAATCATAATATCCTCCTGTTTAGTTGATAAAAATTTGCTTGTTGATTAGCAAAACGTTTTGAGCCGTCAACACCGGGGATTCATCCTTTTTAAGCACAAATGAGTTGTATTTGTAGGGGTTGTAAGTAACAGCTTGATCACAGTTTTTCACTGTGTCAGTCAATGTTCCTACAACGCAAGCGTGGACGTTTTTACGCTGCTCTCGGATCACCCGTTGCCGTCCGGCTTCAGAAACTTTGAATGTAGCATTTATTAATTTAACTTCTGTTTCGTGGGCTATTACCCGCCCCTTATTTTCACCTTCAAGGGCGACTACCGAAAAACATCTCTTATGGAGATTGAAATAGACTTTAACTTTCATGGTATACTCCTAATTGACCTAAAATGATTGACTTATAACCGAGTAGGGCAGCCACCTTACTTGCTTAACTTTTAACCTTCTGCACTTATAACTGTACCCCACTTATCCCAAAATGTCAACCCCCTCCCCCGACTTTTTTGTAAAGAATTATATCGCCCGTTGCGATCGCCTCCAAAAATTCTGTCCATGCGGGTTCTGGAGATTCCTGTCTCCAGTACCGATAGCCCATGCCTACAACTAGGGTTTTAAGCCTTTCTCTATCTTCTGGCTTGAGTCTGGCTTTGATTTCTTGCCTGTGTTCGTGGGGTCTCATAAAAAAATATCCTATATAACTATTCCCCAGTTTATAACAGATTATGGAATTTATTCGTCATCTGGGAATAATTCAGGTAGTGAGGGCCGATGAATCACGCTCCCAGCATAATTATTGTAAATAGTCTCAATTCTATTCCCTGCGAGTTCCGCCATTTCAGCAGGGCTTTTCCCTTGTGATAACCCGTGAGAAATTAGAGTATGGCGACAGTTCCCGGGCTTTCTATATTCCACACCAACCTTAGCTAAAACCTGTTTCCAAGCCCGATTCCTGAAGTTGTGGGAATCAATTGGCAATCCAGTCAAGGAGACGAAAACCGGAGCCTCCGGGTCGGGGTCAATCGGACGGATTGCTTTGAGAATATTTTGAAGGCGAGGGGGAAGTGGAATTAAGCGATCGCGATTAGTTTTAGTCGATTTCCTTTGACCGGATACCGTTAATTTGCAGCTAATTAAAACCTCGTTACAGTCTTCTGATATATGTTTCCACTGTAGCCCGTTTGCTTCCCCCGGTCGACAACCTGTACCCAACAAAAACTCAACGTAGGGGAGAAAATGGGAATAATATTGATCTGTTGCAAACCCTTCTAAAATCCGTTTGATTTCCTCAATTGAAAATGGCTTTAACCGTCGTTTTGGAGGAACCTTGACCGATACTTCAGTCCAGGGATTATTCTCAACTAATTGACGCTTAATCCCCCACTCATAAACAGCATTTAAGAATACAATTCTTTCCCTAACTGTGGCGGGTTCGTTGTGTTGTAGCAACCAATCACGAAAGCCAAAAGCGGATTTTTCAGTTAAACTATTGTTACTAAAATATTCTCGGATTCTAGGCAAGAAATGATTGTATTTGTATAGCGTTTCTGATTCAATTTGTTGCTGTTTGAAAATTAAATACCGTTCAATTAGCCCGACAACTGAAACCGTGACGGGTTTCAATTCTATTTCTGATTGCGGTTTGTATTTGATCAAGGAGCTATCGAAGTTTCCCGTGGCGCAGTCCCCTTGAATCTGTAGCGCGAGTCTTTGAGCCACCATCTGATTTAGGGGATTATCCTCCAATCCTAAGCTCAAAAAATATCTTTTGCCCTGGTGACTCCAAACCAGCCGGAGCCACCCCACCCCCGCAGAACTGATGGTAGTTTTGACCTGTACGCTTCCCTTGGGTGCTTTCTTCTGAGTCACAATTGATGATCAATAATCAGTCTAATCTTGTCTAATTTTGTCTAATCTTGTCTAATAGAAGATTATCAACCATCAGACGGGAAAAAGCCAGACCCTTTATAGAATCTGGCTTTTGCGTCTATCGGAGCGACAGGATTTGAACCTGCGACCCCTACCACCCCAAGGTACATTCAATGTAGTTAAACCCTTTTATCGCGGGGTTTTTGGGTTATTGGGTACTTGAGATCCCAATTGTTGATCAATTGTTAGCTATAGCCACTTAACAAATTTCCACTCCTCTCCATCTGGGTTGACTTTCACAAAAGCCATCTTGGAGTCTTCTCTTTCTGGGGCTTTCATATCATCGTCTACATCACGATAATCCCACACTTCCCCGTTCTCTCCATTCTCTGAACACTCATCACAGATATCTATTCCGTGTTCAATGTTCCAATCCGAGTTGTAATCAAAAGAAACATGATCACAAGTTTTCCCGCAAATATCACACTGAACGTATGTAACTGTGTATCGATGTTTTGACATTAATCAAAAGCTCCTGATTCCCAATTTTTCAAGACTTCAGGGCAATCATCCCAACAGTTCCCCCAATCAGATAACTCTTGATAGGTTTTATCTAGCTTAACCAAGACGGTTTGACCATTATCGGTGTAGTAGCCATAGCGGTCATTTTTCATATCAAACAAGACTCCGACCTGTTTACTGTTGCCAGTACCTATGACTTCCCAATCAACAACGTCAATACCAAAACCCAAAGCGTCAAATTCATCAACGCGATTTAATACCAATTCAATAGCTTCGGGTTCAAAATTATCGGTTTGAGATACCAAGTCTTTCAATGTTAGTGCGTTCATGTTTTTTGTCCCAATGGTTTTAACTTCTTAATCAAAAGCCCCTGATTCCCAATATTGTTTCGCAGCTTCCCACTGTTGGGCTGTAGCAGCTACGAATACATTATGATAATCATTGCCTTTTGCCCTTTTGTGGTGGCGAACTATCACCCCTTCTAACGAAGTTCCCAAGCAATTATTTTCACCTCTTTCAATCATTTCATCCAGGACTATCATTGCTTCAATCCCTAGATTATTTGGGTCGTAAGCAAGTGTGCTTAGACCTTTTGGTAGATCGCCGTCGTAGTGACGGTAACGGGCGTGTAGTAGCTCTATTCGCTTGTCTTCATTTTCACCTTCAAATTTAAACTTTCCTTTGGGGATAATTTCCTCTCGCCCATCTTCCCCTTCAAAATCATACTCTGCATAACGGATAGGGTCATGGTCGTCTATGGCTTGCCAGTTGCCATTGTAGACAAAATCCCCGTTTTGATTGATTCTGCCATAGCTACGAAATAGACGGCGGTTTGTATTTCTCCAATTGACCTTAACTTCTGTCATGGTTTATCCTTATATCGTTAACTTTTGCGCGGATTTAAGGCATCGCACCCAGCCAAAAAACTAACGTTTGATTTTGACTGGTTCTCCTTGCTGGGAATCCCATTCCCACCCTTTTTCCAAAAGAATTAGATCCGGATCTAGTTGATAACGCCCGTCTCGAAGTTGGAGCCATTTAAGCTCCATACCTTCGTAAATGGGTTTATCCCGACCGTCATGCTCGATACCCGATTCGTCTATCCAGTCCCCGCAAGCTAAATGCCATGCGCTACATAATTTCGACCCCTCGCGTGGATAGAGACTCAAAAGTTCATCATCCTCTTTGAAAAAGATATTTATTGGGTTTTGCTTTGTCCCTTCTGTTTCCATAACTACATCCCAAATTGTTAGTTGTTTAGACCTTTATATTGTTGATTTTGCGCGGATTTAAGGCATCGCACCCAGCCCATAAATTATCCATTGAAGCGCCTGTTTTGGCTTTGTTGATTGCAGCAGGCGACGATACCTGCTTTGTCAATCCTCAATAATCTGAGGATTGATTTTTTAGCTTTCAATACTTCTTTGAATTCCGATTGATCGGAATCGCTGTACCAAGGTTGGGATTCGTCAACCAAGGCGTGTAATTTCTTCAAAATCTGGGTCATATTTTCCCAGGCGATTTTTTCGCAAAAATCGCGGTTTTCAATCCAGAATTTAGCTGAAACGGCAATCCCTACCGCTTTTTTAATTCTGATTTCTCCTTCCCCCGGCTCCCCACCGAGAGAAGAATAATATTCAGCAAAATCACGGCGGAGTTTATCCGCCCACTGAATTTGCTTTTCCGACCCCACAAGGGGAGGAAAAAACCAATCAATTTTTTCCACAGGTTTCATATCCCAAATTGTTAATTGCCTCGGTGTCTCCACAACCGCCACCGCTTTCAGGGCTTCTAACCGCCCCTCAAGAATAGTCAATTCAAAAGCCCACTTCCGAATTAGGCTTCGGACGCGAGCAAACTTGACTATTAAATTGTTTAATTGAGAAATTCTTTTGGAAACTTGTTTGGCGGTTGTGGAGTTTTTCATTTTACGCCCGATTTGGCGGCGACCCTGTAAATTTGTTATTCTTAAATCATATATAAAATTTAAAAATATGTCAAGGGGTAAATGGAAAAAAGCCGAGAAACGCCAAAAGGCTATTCTGGTAATGCTTTCAGAGATTGAGAGGGAAAGGCTAGAGGCGATCGCATCCTCAAGAAGTCTATCCCTCTCGGAATTGGTCAGATATTGGATTAATAATGGAGGGTGACGATCACTCCATCTTGAGTATCAAATTAGTCAAGAGCAAAAGCAATCGTCAACCTTGATAACTTCGATCTCGACACAAAGGGCTTTTAATCGCTCATAAGCCACCACCGGATCGGCTTCAAAATCAACCGGACTAGATCCGTCCATCGGCAAGTCTGACACCGCCCCCAATGGCTCATAAGCCCTTGATTTATTATTCCAAAAAAATACTCGGTTAATATGTCGCTCTACTGCTTCTGGGGTTTCCAGGAAACAATAGATCAACCCCGTAACAATGGCTTGCCGGACATCCGTTCTAAATCGCCGTTTATCGAGTTTGACTGTCCACAATTCGGTCAATAGTTCCTCGTCGGTGGCAGCATCGTACCAGAGACATTCACAAGAGAATGTGTGGAGGTCGTTGGCATGAATTTTTTGGGCGGGTTGAAATCCTTTTTTAGCGGGTTTGGTTTTGGCTTTAGTTAATGTTTTCATGGTTAGTTAATTGATTTTAAGATTGCTAAACCTAATTCTTTAGCCAATAACGGAGGCACGGCGTTTCCTATTATTTGTTGGCTTAAAGATTTGGATTCTGGGAATTGATAGGAGTCGGGGAAAGTCTGAAGCCGTGCCGTCGCTTTTTGACTAATTCGTTTAATTTGGCTTCCCTGCACGATATCTGCCCAGTGAGTAGAAGCCCCCGCCATAGCTCTAATAGTTGGGCATGGCTTATTTTGTGGAGTCGGGAGAATATTCTTGATGAAGGCTCCCGCGCGGGGGATTAACAGGATGGGTGAGTGCGAATTGACATGACCACTCACAATAGTAAAACTTGGATCGTTTGACTCCCGAACTGTAGCCTGTCTAATGAGTTGTTTCCCAATATCAATCAAGGCTTTTTCTGGCAAATAACCCAATTCATTTAGTCGCTTAATCTGCCAGTCTGCAAGCTCACAATCACTCATCTCAGGGATTAAATCACTAATAGCTTGATACCATCCCTTTCTAGGCTTTGATTCGGGAAAATATGGGAGGGGTTCTGAGTTTTTGACTGCCCACATGATTAACCGCTTCCGGCTTTGCGGAACCCCGTGATCCGCCGAGTCAAGAATCAGCCAATGATAGCGATATCCGTTACGAATTAAGGATTGTAGGATTTTCTCAAAGGTTGGTGATTTTGAATATCCTGGGACGTTTTCAAGAAGCACCCATCGAGGAGACAATGTTGCAATATAATCCAGACAATAAAGACCCGCATCCCTATCTTTGTGGTCAGGAATATCACCACGCCGCGCCATTGAATATTGCTGACATGGGGGACTCATCCAAAGCAAATCAACCCGTTCTAAATGGCGAGGACTAGCCGACCCGACGCATTGATTAATTATCTTGGTATTGGGAAAATTTGCTTGGGCAACTTTAGCAATTTTAGGATCTCGCTCAATTCCCCAAATAGACTTAAAACCTGCTGACTCTAGGCCTAAATCTGCGCCACCACCGCCTGTAAATAATGTTGCAAATGTTAGCATTAGAAACCCTCCTCAACAATTGTTAAGCCACAGCCGGGGAGGATTAAACTGGGATTGTTTGAGGCCATTAATTCAACCATTCCAGATGGTAAACAACGCCGGACTATTAATGTCATGCTGTCTAAATTTCTGTCAGTAGTTTTGACGCGATCGCCTTCTTTAAAAGCATAATCACCCAACAATATTTGTTCCCCCCTGACCATCCGAACAAATAGCTTTATTTTGTCCGAGTCTAGGGATTCTCGGACTCCACCCCATGCCCATTCAATTGTTATTTTATTTCTTCGACAATTAACAATCCGCCCAATATATCGAGGGTCGCTTTTAAGTTGGGCAATGTCG